GATATATCACGTCAGACAAGTCTTCGCGTATCGCCACTGAACTATAAGTCAGTGACGTATTTGTAGCAATTGCCATTTTATTTTTCTCCTATTAGGAATTAAACATATCTTCTAACAAAGAGGCTGCGTCATCGACGTGGCCTGATTGTTGTAGACGCTTCATTTTTGTTTTACGCTGAGAACGGGACTCCTGTGAACGGCTTGTGCCAGAACCTGCCCGAATAACTCTCGGTTTGTTTTTCAGTTTCTTTGCACGAACATCAGAATTGCTCATATCGTCGTATTTTTTGGCTTTCAAAAGAACTAGAATGGATCGGTGGTCTACAAGACCCTTCACCTCTTCTAGGTCAAAACCCTGAGACAGTGCGTAATCACGCACTTGCCCCGCGATTTTGCGTCTTTCTTCTTTTGACTTGTTCCACTCGGGTAACTTTTCGCCTAAAGCAGCATGTTCTGTAGCCACTAACTTCTTGTGGGCTATCTTATTCTCATACTCCTGACGTTGAAACGCCTCTGCCTGCTCTTTTTGCAGTCCTTGTATCTTATCCTGCTTCTCTCGCCACTCTTCCTTTTTTGTAACAAACTCTATTGGATCATCCCTTTTGAGTTCTTCCCAATTTATATTGGAATACTCGTCGAGTGCTCCCATAGAAGTTTCTATTAAGGATTGGAGGGCTTGTACGTAGTGAGTACGCTCGGCTTGAATCTGTCCAATTTCAGAGTTGTAGTTGCCCTCAAGGGTCGCTACTTTCTTACGTTCTTCAGAAATTTCCTGCGTCTTCTTCGTGTAATCTGATTGCCGCGAATACCCCTTCAGAAGTTCGTCGAGGGGTACCGTATGCTCTTCACCATTTACGGTGACAGCGTACAAATCCTCTCCTTCTTCTGCGCGATTATCAGCGCCTTCGTCGTCTAACTCTTCAGACTCTTCAGGCTCCTCTTCCAATGATTCGTCTTCCTCTTCGGGTTGAGACTCTTCCTCTTCCGTAGGTTCGGCTTCCTCAGATTCTGGCGTTTCCGTTTCCGGGGTCAGCATCTTCAGGATTGCCTCTTCTGCTTCCTGCGTACTACTATCATCACTTACTACGTGCGGGGCTTCGCCGTAACCACTCTTCACTACAGCACTTTGCGTATCCGCCATTTTCTAATTCTCCTATAAGTAAGGGTGTTGCTTGTCTAATACTTCAGCCATGTGTCCTGTCTCTACAATGGACCTTATATGGCCGTGTATCCTTTCTAGCAGCCTTATTGCTAACCAGATGGATTCTCTCGCATCTATGTCGTGGGAACCGCTATGCTCCCACTCGCTCAATAATTCTTTTCTTAATGCTTCAAATGACTCCACAAACAGCGGGTCGTTCATCAGGGCTTTAGCCCTGCGTTCTCTTTCGTCAGGTGTCATGTATCTCCTAAAGCTACGGCCCTATTTTGTTCTCGCTCAAGACTCAGTTCCTGTACCTTCAGTTGTGCATCTACTGCGTCCTTCTGGTACTCCTGCTGAATCTTCTGCATCTTCACCTGAACATCCGCAGCCTTTATTTCAAGTTCCTTCTGTTTAAGCTGCATATCCATCTGAGCCATTTGTTCCTCTGGAGATGGCCCTTCTGGTTGTGTTTGTTCAGGGTCAGTTAGGAAGTCCTGTACATTCTGAAAACCCATGTTCTTTAATAGAGCGGCCCCCATGTTGTACATATTCTTCTCACTGACTATCTTCAGCCCTCCCTTCATGGCTTCTCCGGCAAATTGAAGCATGGAGGTGAGGTGCATAAGCTGTTGGTCTTTATTTCCGTGTCCAAGGCCAACGGCTACGGTACAGTCCATCTTGTCTCTCCACATGTCTGGGCGTACCGGAACCCATTTATTTCTCAACTTAACAACTCTTTCCTTGTCCTGATTCTTCTGGAGAAGTTCGTAAATGCAAAGCATTAAGTCCTTAACTCCTGTCTCTGCAAAGTTTCTGGCAATGAGTTCTACTCTGGACTGAGCAGCAGTCATTACAGAATTAACAGCAGTAGCAGTAGTATGAGAAGTAAGGGCATTATCGTTGAGTCCTTGAGAGTATTTGTTTACACCTGCGCGAGACTCTCGTATCCCATCAATGTATTCAAGCATCTGGAAGGAATAGGGTTCCAAGGAAGGTGTGGCTAGTGGGGTAATAGCATTTGGAGACTTAACTCTGACCACTCCGCCCGGTCTTTGGGTCAGGAGGTCATCAAGATTTGCCTGTCCTTCCAGAACCGCATATCGGCCAAAGTTCTGGTTGTACATGTTATCCATGAGATTTCGTAACAATGTACTCTTGATTAACTGTAAGTCCATAACAAGGTCTGCAACCGAAAGGCCAAAGAACTTGTGCGGAATTTTTACTGGGGTGATTGATACAAATGGAATCCGGTCTATCTCTTCGTTAGCAAGGACAAGAGAACCCACGGTACAGACCTTCCTTAATTCTGTAATACCATCCCCATTGTAGTCTGTCCTGATAAAACTTTCATGCAACCAATACTCCGACAAAGCCTCTTCCCGATCACTGGAAAAGCCCCAATCATAGGTGGAAGAATTATCAAATTCATACCTTGCCTGTCTTTCTCCATTAAACATCGAACCATCTTCTTCACCCCCAAGTTCAGACGGATCAATATCCTTATCTGGATACATCTCCCTCAACTCAGAGAGGGTCTTTCTTACCCTATGGCATACGAAACGAGAATCTTCAATAGTTTTTGATTCCCTAGATATCAGGAACTCACTGGGGGGAATAGACTCTACTGCAATACGGCCCTTGCTCAAGTCCCTGCTGATAACTACATGATGGCCTTCTGCGTACTCCTCTCCGTAATCCTCGTATGTTTCGCCCGGAGCCGTATGCTCTATGACTTCTACCAGAGGGTCATTAACCAGAACAGCTAGTTCATCATCAGTAAGGTTCGAGTATTCCTCTCGATTGTGTTCATTAGTCTCATCCCACCAGACCTTTAGAATTCCATTTTTAGACAGAAGAGCATCTGTAAACCATGAATAGAGAATCTCCCATCCATTGTTATCTTTCTGAAATACGTAGTTTACGTAATCCGTGGCTTGTTTAGCCGCTTCTACATCTTCGGGTCCATGTGGTTCAAAAACAACCATGTTATCCCCGGAGGCAAATATACGCATCAAAGAGGGCTTTATCCACTCTATAGTGTCTGCAACAGTTGTATCTACAAACTGAGAACGGCCATCGACCTCATTACCAAAGGGAAGACCATAGTAGTATTCCATAGCCTTTTCGCGTTGCTGCGAAATAGTATCCCCCATGTAACCAAGGGAATCGGTGATTTCACCCCGAATTCTTGTGACCAGTTCTTCTTCTGTAATTTTAGATGATGCCATAATTCTGATATTCTAAATCCTTTGTCCATTGTGGGTCGTTACCAGATACGCCAAAGCGCATAGCCATAAGCGCATATCTTGTAGCTGACATAAGATCATCCCTTAAAGGAACAATCTTCCCCTCTTTTCTGTGGTACATTCGGAACTCTTCAAACCATTCTCCTAAAGTGGAGAACACCTTCAACTGCCCGTTCTCCATTTTCTGGAGAATATCCATAATTCCGACCTCTATAGAGTTGCCACCCTTCTTCTCCCCTAAAGCAGGGGGGTTTTCAAAATGAAAAGGGAGCATATTACAACCTAAATTGCGGTACTGTTCCGCTAGACCAGGATTACCCATAGAATCTCGTCTATTGCCATCATGGGGCCAACTAACGGGGATAAAGTTGGGCCTGTTGCGTATAATCTGGGCATGAACAGCAGGCGGAGCCTTTGCCTGCCTGTAACAGTCGTAAACATAGTACACATCCTCTTCCCGGTCCCATGCAGCCCATACGCAGGCCGTAGGATGGTCAAAACCAAAGTCAATCCCGCATATACGGGGCCAATGATCCTGTATTTCGATGGGATCAGTGATTATCTTCTCCTCTGGCACTGGAAATACAAGCCCAGAGCCTATAGAGGGTCTTCCATACCTCCTCATTTCCCTTTCGTGCGGGGCATAAGAGGAGATAATCTGCTCCATGACCGCTTCATTCAGGTGTCCGGGGTTACCATTCATGGACATGACTCTCTCAGAAGCATCATCCCATGTGGCGTTGTCCAGAGACTGGCCCGGCTTTATGTTGTTCATAAAGGAGGCTACCGTTTCTGTCATCCCCTGCTCCGGCGTAAAGGTCATATATACCATGCCCTTACGGTCCAGAGTCCTCGTTACTGCTTGGGAGTATAGTTCCCTGCTTGGCTCCTCATCTAGCCAGATGCAGTCTACAGACCTTCCCTGCCATTTCTCAATGCCCATTTCGTAGGCTTTGAAGAATAAAGATGAGTTACCCCCGGAAACGTGCCGAATAAGGGCTACGCTTTTGGCGTTGGGAACACCGGGCTTACGTTCGGTCTTTATTATGTGTTTTTTTGGCACGGTGCCTGACCCGAAAGCCTCTGGATCATCGGGGGAACCCAATAATTCAAACTGTACTATGTCACGGGTGGTTTCGTTTGAAACTCCTCCCGCCCAACCTACAATGGGTTGGGTGAATCTTCTCCCCTTCCACCAAGCGGGGTATAATCCCGTTAAATGGAAGGACATTTCCATGCTCCCGCAGTAGGATTTTCCTATGCGGTTGGCAGCCATCAAAAGCCGTTGATTACAGGAAGCCCCTGTAGAATGAAAAGCCAGTTGGTAGGGGTACGGATCATAGTTGTCGATCCTATTGTATCGTTCCCGCTGCCGTATTAGTCTGGCTAATTCAACTGCTTTTTCTAGTTCTGCTTTTGTAGCCGCTTGCGTGAATTGCTCTGGCTTGCTTTTCAGCACTGGATTTACGTGCATAACATTTACCGGATTTCCCGTATTTCCATCCTTTATTTCCGTTCTTTAAGATACAACGTTGAATGGGCATTACCAATGCTCCTTCAATACATTCATAACACCATCAAAATCAGCCCTGTTGGGTTCGTCAAGGAATAAATCCCCTAAAGCAACATCCCCCCTACTTTGATTCCTATTGTGAACCCATCCGCCTATGGTCATTTTGAATACTTCCCAGTAAGATAGCTTACGGCCGTGCTTCTGTTCTATACGGGCTATCAAATCCCTGACCTTGCTCTCAGAAGCCGCCACTCTATCTTTGTAAGGCGCATCGTAGGGAAGGTCAAAACTTTTAGATACGCGCATATGTTCTATCCATTCAGCGCCAGTTAATCCTAGATCACCATCCCTTAATACCCAAATGCGTTGTTCTTCCCAAGGGCTGAGGTAAGGTAAGCCCTTTGTTTGGGGGGGTTTTTCTTCCTTCTTTCTGGGGGTTATGTCTTTGGCATACTGAGAGCCGGTGCGGGGTTCAACCTTCCCCGCGCCGTAGTGTTTCTTTTGCGCGGGAGTAAGTTCCTTAGCTTCGTCCTCAAATTCCCACGTGGTCGTAAGAAGCCCCCCATCCTCTTCTTCTATCAGACCCCCTCTTAGGGGAGGAGTGGTATGCCGGTATTCATTCGGCAGAGGAGGCATTTCTATGATGCCCTCATTGACACCCCTGTAAAGCCTATGTCCCGGTAGGTGAGGCATTGTTATTTTCCTATGTACCAATCTGCTGCAAGCAACCCAGAATCAATAAAATCTGATAACCTACCCTTATTTTCTGCTACTATCTCCTTCCGCAAGTTCTTAAGGAAAGCTACCGATGTTGTATCTTGCCCTGTAGATGAAGATGTAGGCCACCCCCAACGCAAATTACCGCTCTTTAGGACAGAATTTATGGCTTCTAATAGTAGCTCAGGATTTCTCTTACCATGCCACTCCAACGCTATAGCGACATCATTTGCGTGATGGAAAACACTGTAGATTTCGCTGTAAGCCCTACCTTTCCCGGTAGTTCCTACGTAATTAGGGTATTTTTTCTGATCGATACCTTCAGGCATCCAATCTGAGCGAATTGAAGAACGAGCCTTCAACTCCTGTAATTCCCTACCGCC